GTTCCTGTTCCGTCGGCAGAGATCTTGATTTTACCGTTAGCCGAAGCCTGAATGTAAATTCCGTCGTCATAGAATTCAATTTTCTGCGTGGATGCTAGGTGAATCCCGATGTCACAATCCCCGATCGAGTTGCTATCACCATAACTAACGGTGATACCAGTCCAACTGGTATCAAATCTACCATCGCTCAGGGTGTTGATTATTCAGGCTTTGTAGTCGGTGTATGGGGAAGTGCGAGCTTGACATCCGATAGCGGGGGAACTTCCAAGAATGCTCTTGGAGGATGTTTTGAGATAAACTTCACAGATACTTACGCTATGACAGGAATGGGATTAGCTGCGGGTGCGTATGTTGGAGCATACTCAGCTAAAGTTGGAACAGTCCCGAATAGCTGTCTCGTCTTGGAAGCTATACCGTCAACCAGCGTAGATTTCACCGAAATGCCTATGCTAGTTATGATGGCTTCGGGAGATGGGACAAAGCCAACGTATCTCTTTGAGATAGGGCATAAGCAGGCTGCGAAGTATTTTACTCCTGGCGCAGGCGGGCTTCTCTATCATGAGACCATACAGATTAGAGTAAATACTGCTGCGGATTCTCACCTCGACAGATTTATCCCTATGTCAACCGAAGAAGGCACATACACGACTGCTTATCCGATAATATCTAGCTATTCGGCCGGATCTGCAGTGGCTGTCACCTCAACCGCTCCGACAACTGCTACCAATGCAATCTCGAGTGCAGTAAATATAACGGACGGTTGGGCGAGCGGAGAGATAAACGCTATCTATGGCAAGGTGACGATAACTCCCGCTGCTGGAGTGACATACAGTGCTGCTGGGGGTCATTTTGAGCTAGAGATGGTCGGGAACGCGACGAGTGGTCACGGTCTGCTGTGCGGAGCGATGGTTAAATTCACTTCGGACTTAGAGCAACCTAATGCGATACTGTATCTGGAATCATATCCTACTGGATCCTGCGACCTATCCGAGACTCCCTTTATAACATTCTGTGACTATAAGTCAGGTAGCGGGGTTAAATCTAATACTCTATTCAGGATAGGGGATCCCATGATGGCGCAAGCTATCTCAACAGGAAGCGGCAAACTCTCTTACAATCAGACGCTTCGGTGCGCTCTTTATGATACCCCGATTTATCTCGTGACTTCAACTGAACAGGGCACCTACACGACTGCTTATCCGATAGAATCATCGAGTAGAAATGCTTTTAGTTCTGCTGCGATCTTTGTTCCATCTACCAGTGTTGGAACGGATTATGTTTTCGCAATGGGAACATACGGCACTCCACTTGATGTCACATATGCTTCTGGTGCTGGTGCTCAACATTTCCTCCCATTCCAGATGAATGTCACGCCCATAGGAGCAGACCCAGAATCTTCAAGCTCAACTAACTTGATGACTTGTGTGATTACTCACGACACTCTTGCTATGCCTCATGGACGACTAAAATGTACAGACTTCTACACCAACATATCAAAGAATGTTTTGGATGCTTATGTCTATCAGGGCGAGCTTAATTTCTCTGATAGTTCTGCTTTCAATGAGGCTGCTGCTCTCGGTTTATGCGTGAATGCTAGTAGTGGAACAGTTGCTGGGAAACTTCGTGGCATAATTGTTCAAATGCAGGGGGCTTCTCAACCAACGGATACAATGGCTATTGAAATTAGAAACATCGGAAGCGGAGCAACCATTAAGGACGGAGTTATGATGAACGCTGCTGATACAATCACCAACGGCGTAAGAATGTGGGGAGATGTTACGAATGCCTTCGCTTTTGAGGCTGCTGATACTGGCCCTGTAATAACTGGTTGCGATAATGTTGATGACCGTGAAGGTTCAATAAAGATTACAGTTGCTGGGGTTGCGAAATATCTACACTACTGGCCGAATGCAGCATCATAATCACTAAGAATTAAAGGCTAGGGGCTGGCCCCTTCCAAACAGCCCCACACTAACCTAATAGGAGGTTACCAGTGAAACTCACAACCATCGAGCGCCTCACTCTGCTCAACATTTTCCCGGCAGAGGACAACATCGTGACCATGCGGACCACTCGCAGCACCAGGGAGAAACTCAGCTTCTCGGACCAGGAACAGATCGACTTTGAGTTCGTCAATGTCTGGGAGTGCCCGGTCTGCAAGACCGAGGTTGATAAGCCGATTACCACTTTACTTCCTCCCCCCTGTCCCAACTGTGAGAAGAAATGTGAGAATTGCGGACACGTCATGGGGAAACCCACCCTCGTCAACACTGGCAAAATGAAATGGAAGACCAAGGATGTTAAGCCCAAAGATCTCAAATTCGGTGGCAAAGCTAAGGAGCTTATCCGCAGTGTTCTCACGAAACTCAGTACCGATAAGAAGATCACCGAAGCTCATATCAGCTTGTACGACAAGTTCATAGGGAAGGACTAACATGGCTAAGAACTCCAAAGGCAAACTCACGGAAATCAAACTCGCAACGTACCGTACACTCGGGGGCTGGAAAGCCCTCGTTATCTGGTTGGCTGTCAATGATCCTAATAAGGGGGGGTATGCGATTCACCGACCAGGGGAGAAGGGAGAGAGCCCTCCAATTTATCACGCAGCGGATGGCACGGCTCACGCAGCATTTCAGCAATCTGCCTGCGCACCACCGCGTTACGGTCTAGCTCTCCCCGCTGATTTAGTCGAAATAGCTAAGGAGGAATCAAGTGGCAAAGAAAACAAAAATCAAGAAACAGAATAAGCCCACAGTTGGAGGACTCCAAAAGGGACCAGGCAAATGGATCCTGCTTTCCATACACGATGCTGATAAAAAGATTGTCGGGCAACTGGATCTCGTTGGTAAGACTGTTTCCTTCCGGGGCCAGGCCGACAAAGCAGCTCGTGTTTTCTTCGATACTTCCAAGATTTTCATTGATGGTTATATCGCCGAACGTCTTACCGAGCATATCCCTGATGAGGAGGAGACCATAGGTTATGAGCTCGACTCCTCTGTCTTCACCAAAGTTATCAGACAACTGGGGCTCAAGCCCGATGATGTTCTTTCCCATACTGAATACCCTGACCGCATTGTCATCGTTACCAAGAACGGCAAGAAGTTCAAAGTTCCAATTTAAGGAGTTTAATCTATGTCACAACGACAATGCACTACACATAAGCTCTTGGCTTCGGCCGAGCGCGTTGCAGGCACTTACAATTCTGATCCCTGGCTAAAGGTAGGCTCATTCATAGAGGGTCTCCTGATGGTTAGCGTTACCGCAGCGAGTACTGGAACACCCACTCTCACTATCACGGTGCAGGTTTCCCCCGATGAGGGGACAACCGCTGTTACCCACACCACCCTAAGTGCGATCTCGGCTGTGGGCACCGTTGTGTCCAAACTGACTCACCTGGGCGAATGGATCCGAGTAAGCGCCGTAGTAGCTGGCACCAATACCCCCAAATTCACGTTCTCAATTCATCTCGCGGTGAAGAGCTAGGCCATGTCAAAACTCTCGGATTATAATTCCAGGGTCGATGCCTTAGTCCAGGATGATGCTGGTTTCATCGAATCGGCTGAGATCGACGAGGCCATCACCATGGCCGTCAAACGCTACTCGCTGCATCGCCCGCAGGAGAAAGCCCAGGAGTATGCAGGCGACGGCGGTTATGACTATGACCTTCCTAGCGATTGGGTCCAGGGATTCTCTCGCATTGTCTCCGTTGAGTACCCTTACGATGAACAGGATCCTAATTTTATTCCCAAAGAAGAGTGGACTATCTTCCTCAAACTCGTTGGGAGCACACAAACGCGTGTCCTTCGCTTCCTGACTACTTCACCCGCAGCAGCGGATTCCGTCCGCGTCGTCTACACCATCCCTCATCTCGTTGATGACTCATCCTCCACGGTCTATGCTAATGATTTCGAGGCTCTTTCCTCCCTCGCCGCCTCATACGTTTGCGGGATGTTATCCAGGAAGTTCCTCCAGACCTCGGATTCCACTATCGGAGCCGATGCAGTCTCCTACGCAGCCAAGTCCTCCGCGGCTGCTTCCCGCGCCAAGGAACTCCACCACTCATACCTCGATCACCTGGGCCTCGCTGAGACTCCAGCCAGCGGGGGCATAAAAGAATTTGATACCGGCTTTGTCTGGGGCTCAGAGCATTTAACACACAAAAGTTGGCAGAGATAGGATTAAACAATGGCATCAGATGACACAACCATCAAACTCGAATTCAAGGGGAAACTCTTGACCGATACTCTCGGGACAACTCAGATTTTCCACGACGAGTATCTCAACGGCTTTGAAAATTCATTGAAAACTCTGCGGGATTATATTCGTGCACGCTGTCCTATCGGAGTTTCCGGTCGTCTTCGCAGTTCCGTCAACTATCGTGCAGAGGAACTCACTCCTCGGGGTCGTTTCGGTTTCCCAACTGGTCCGCTCGAATTCGAGGGCGAGGTCTACGCCCGCTCCGAAGCGGAATACCATTTCGGCATCTTTCCTACCCCGTGGTCGGCCATTTGTCCCTACTCCAGAGCGGTCGAAATTGGGACTCGCCCTCATTTTCCACCTATGATTCTACTTCGCGACTGGGCTTCCCGTGTTCTCTTTCTAGCTCGTCCAGCGGCCACCCTCGCAGCCTATTTCATCGGCCGTTCGATCTCCAAGCATGGCACCCGCGGTCGCTTTATGTTCCGAGATGGACTTACACAATTTGAATCCGAGAAAGTTTTTGAAAATAATATGGAAAAAGCGGTAGCCATAGCTACCCAAAAAACCGCGGTAGAGACTCCGTGGTGGGCTGCCTTCTAAATGTTACTATCTCACGCACACACTTTACCACTGCCTTCACCCAACATCCAAATTTCGGCACTCTATGGCGTTATTTTCGGGGGAGATGCAGTATGAGTTATTCTACGATTTTAGCCCAGATCTTATCGACTCTCCAGGGCGTTACCGGCATCGGCACCAAAGTCTACGATTATGAGCGCTATGCCGCAACCTGGAAAGAGTATCTCGACCTCTTCAAAGCGAATGACCTTATCAAAGGTTGGACGATCACTCGTATTGCCACTCCCGAGGAAACAAAAAATGTCACTACCAATCTACGCACTCATGTTTTCGTCATTCGCGGTTTCTACTCTCTTGATGATTCCGCAGCTACGGAGAAAACGTTCCAGGTTCTTATCGAGAGCATCTGCACGGCTTTCAGAGAGGACCCAACTCTCAGCGGCGTCGCCTTCGATTCCGGCCCCGTGCAAGTGGACACCGTTGGCCCAGTCATGTTCGGCCAGGTTCTTTGCCACCACTGTGAACTCAGATTACCAGCTCAGGAGGAAGAACAGTGGCGCTAGTCATTCCTATTCTATCTACCGGAGGTTTCTGATGAGTTCCAACTCTTTCAAGAATCCAGTGGTCGCGACTCTGTGTGTCGCTTTCGTCGCTTTCTGCATCGCCATCGGCAGCTACTCGACCTACGCTTACCGCACTTCGATGGAGAATCGCGAGCGCATCGCTGTTCTCGAATCCACACAGCGAATCATGCTACAGAAATTAAATGAGATCTCACTCGATGTTAAAACTCTTTTGTCCTCAAGGAGATAATAATGGCAGGCTCAGGTAAGCAATCTCATCTCGGCATAGCCAAAGAAGTCATCTGGGGCGAGGCTGTAGCTGCCACAGATCATCTCAAATACTCCTCAGAGAAACTTATTTTCGACCCAGAGGAGTTAGTCGCCTCCTCCATACCATCTTTACGCGATGAGCCCGACAGCTACGAGGGCTTAAATAACATCGGTGGCCCATCGGTTCACGAAGTTCATCCCGATGGTCTCGGCTACATTCTCCGTTCCTGGTTCGGTAAATGCCTTACTACTAATCCTACCGGCACGGTCTTCAAGCATGTGTTTACCCCAGGTTTGGATAAGGAAGCATCCGGGACCGCGAATTCCGGCACCTCCACCACGTTAATAGACGCAGCTCTCGTCGCTACGGACGACATGTATAACGGCTGCTGGCTTCATATTATCTCCGGCACTAATTCAGGTGAGTGGCGCATTATTACCGATTCTGTGGCATCTTCCAACCAACTCACGGTAGCCCCCGCTTTTACCGCGGCTATCAACAATACTTCTGTTTTCGAGATTCGTAATGGTCCGAAGGATTGTATTCTACCACCTTACACCCTGGAAGCTCATCGAGATCTTGCTAAAGCCTTTCAATTCAAAGGCTGTGTACCCAATACGCTTTCCTTCGCCATCAGCACCGTGGCTAAGATCCTCATGCTCACCGCTGACTGGATCGCCAAGGACGTCGCGCTCGTCGATCCCACGTCTCCGGATCCTGAGGATACTGAACCATTTCGCTGGAACCAGGCAATACTACTCATCGGCCGTGATTATTCTAGCACCGTGGATATAGATGGCAATACCAATACTACTACCAAGATTTATGACGTTGCTGCTTCCTACACCATTGACGCCCTCATCGGCAAATATATTCGCATGACCTCCGGGACCTGCATCGACCAAATCCGTAAGATTACGGATAACACGGCTACAACTATTACCTTCTCACCGGCTATGTCCGCAGCTCCCTCAAACGCCGATACGTATGAGGTTTGGACTGAGGACGGCACGATGGAGACACTCGCCCTCGCTATTTCCAATGGTCTCCTGGCTGTGCCGTTACTGAATAATTCTAAATGCATCGCTAAAATAGTCGGCGATGTCTTCAGGCTCGGCACCATCGCAGCAACTTTCCACGTTGAGAATCGCACTAATTGGGAAACCTATTTCAAAGACTGGACGACACGCCCCTGGTTCCTACTCTTCCGGGGTGCTTCCCGTACCAGCACCGCATTCTATTACGAGTTACAGTTTCATCTACCGAAGGTGCTTTTTACCGCTTACCCCCTTGGCACCGATGGCCCCGGCCAACTCACAGTCGGAGCCACCGGGAAAGTTAAGTACGATTCAACTTCGGAGTATCTCGCTAAATGCGTGCTCTTTAACGCTAAATCTAGTTATTAAGCCGCGGGGAAGGATGGCGATTCACAAGAAGCCTCTCGCTAACAACCTTCTCCGCTTTATTATGAGGTTACTATGTCTCTGATCTCGTTATCACTCATCCTGAAGGACATTATCTCCCGCATCGCCAACGCTGCTGCTTCGTTCTTCCAGAAGCTCTTTGACCTCGCTCTACTGTTTATTTCTCTTTACCGGGGAATTGCTGCTCTTTTCCTTACCTCATCTCAGAAACTACGTTTCCTTATCACGAAGTACGCTTCCCAACAGGTCTCACGCTTTACCGAACACACCACCATCGCTCAAGCAGCGCTCCCCGATCTCCTTTCGCCGGAGACAACTACGGATGTTATTCGTGATCTTACTAGCATTACATCGCAAGCCCAGGCTGCACGCATCGGCGTTCTCGGTCTAGTCGCTCGCATCGCTAGAATGCGCAGCCGCACGATTATTAAATACATCTACGTTGATTAACGAGGTTTAATGTGAAAAAACTTGCCGTAACTATTATGCTCAAGGATCTTTTCTCCGCTGCACTCAAAACGGTAGCCACAGCGGTGGAGGTCTTTACCGGCAAATCCAAGAAACTTGAGTCGCAGATGAAGGCCGAGGTCTCAGCCATCAAGGAGCGCACTCGGCAGGTGGAGACAGCGCTACAGGAGCAAATGGACGCGGAGGATGCTGCGGTTCGCGCAGTCGGGAAAGCCGCTGAGGAGTACGAAGCAATCCTGGAAAAAGAGCGGTCAGCTCTCAGCGGCAAGGTCAAGGAATACGATTCGATTCGCAGCGCATCATCTCAAGCAGCCAGCGCAGTTCGCAGCCTCAACTCAGCTATTGGTTCGCTCAAATCCAAGACCATCACTATCACTACCATTTATGTTTACAAGACGAGGGGCTCGAAGGGCTCGAATCCTTACGAGGGTTCATCCAAAGGCTCCAACCCATATTCTTCATCGGCTCCCACTACAGGTCCCGGGTTATCCTCAACCACTGACGCCGCGGACGCCAAGGATATTGTCGAGAAAACAGTGCTTCCGGCACTTAAAACGCTGGCCAGGGAAGGTAAAGTCTCCGAGGAGGTAGTCTTACAATGAGCGCAATCAGAGTCACAGACGGTACAACAACGATTGACTTCGATCCGGCTGAGGGGTACATCGAGCCTAAGATCCTGGACAAGACTCACCAGCGAGCTATCGACGGGACTGGCTACGCTTACAAATGGTGGGCCAAAGAGCGTTGGGAGATGCCTCTGGACAGAATCGCCAAAAGCGATGCCGACCAATTCAATACCTGGTGGGAGGCCATTACTCCCCTAACCCTTACCCCCGATATGGTCAATGCCGCTACGACCACTTTCACCGTACTTTTAAGAAATGATACCGCACCCGTATCCGCGATGCAATCCAAGGTATTCGCTGTTCATTACGCGGGCGTACTAATTTTCGAGGAGTCATAAAATGGGATTCCCCACAGTAACAAATGATGACGGTACAGGTCTCACGGGGACCAGCTTTAGCGCAGCCTTCTTCACCCTGGTAGAAACGCATGGTCAAAAGGTGGCCAGGACAGCCACGGTGGTGGATTTGTCTGGCGCCGCGGCTACGCTCATCGCCCTGCATTGTGAGCGCGCCTGCACTCTGCTTAAAGCCACTCTGCTTTACACCGAGGCTTCCAGCGGTGATGCGGGAATAGCTGTCAAGATTGGGAAGGAAACTGACAACGATTATTTCTACACGGGAACGTCCGAGGTCAGCAAAGCGCAGTGGTATTCCAAGAACGTTACTCTCTTACAGACCGCGGTTGGGGCCGGTGATACCGTAATCCTCTCCAGTGCGGGGAGTAAATCCGGCACCGGCGAAATAATGCTGATCCTCGAATATGATTACACATAGAGAGATATCATGACAGTAGCACCCGCGGAATTAAAGCTCTACGCAGCTCTCAAGATGCCGAGGAACGATTTTGGAATCAACGGCGGCGGCATAGATACCGATGAGGAAATTACCGGGGTTGTCCTCGAAGTCTTTAAGGACCAGTATTCGCTAGTCGCTGGCAGCGGCGGTAGAATCGTCTACCGCAAAGTTTTCTTCAAGAGTACGAATAGCATCGACACCCTCAGCGACGCGGTGGTGTGGATGAGCGTGGATGATAATAACTGGATTACCCTCGATATGGACGATGCCGTTGACGGCTCCTCAACCTCAGTCAATAGAGTTACTGCACCATCCAGCCGCACCTTCGCCGAGCATAACACGGAGGCTACGGCTCATGCAATTCCCGGAGGCGCTTTAGCTCCAGGAGAAGCTATCGGCATCTGGCTGAAACTTACGATCCCAGAGGGGCAGAGCGCAGATTCCTCAATCAAGGCGACGTTGAAATGCTTAGGATCAGTAATAAGTGTATGAAAAAAATAACAAGGAGAGTCAAATGATTAAGCTATTGAAACAGATCGACCGGTTTTTGGGAAAACTGATATTCGGGACATTGCGCAAGCGGACCAAGAATTCCTTTGATCTCAACGATACTCTGTGGGCGAAGCACTATGACAAGAACGGCAAGCTCATCGAGAAACGTTGTCTCGGCCACAATCTAGTCGTAGATGATGGGATGGAGCATATCGTTGATTCCTGGCAGGATTCCACGACTTACCCTCTGGATGAATGTAAATACCACGATACAGGGATTGGAACTACCGGCGCGGCCGCTGACAACCCGGCGATGGAAACCGCTACTGGATTCACGCGAGCTACTGGGTCTCTCACCGAGGGAGATAACGCTAAGGAATTCAAGAGCGTCGGAACCGTATCCTGCACGGGAACCAAAGCTGTTACCGAATGGGGGCTTTTTAGTGCGTCAACAAACGGAGTCCTGATCGCACGGAATACTTTCTCGGCCATTAACGTAGTGAGCGGGGACAGTATAGAGTTCACCTGGGAATGTCAGTTAGCATCTAGTTAAATAGGAGGTTTAGATGGCTTATCGAGAAGTAAATCTACCAGCGGGTAGCTGGAATTATCCTACAAGTAATCCTGCTCCTTTAGATAGAGATGTGGGAACTAACAGCGGAATGTTTATTCAAGTCTTTGATAAAACGACGGAGGAATTTGTTCTACTGGAACCTGCATTTGAATTGCCTAATAATTTGGATGGGTCAGGGACGGTCTATTTCAGTTTGATTGGCTACGCAAAGACGGCTGATGGAAACGAAGTGCAATTCCGAATTTCTCATTCGGCTAAGGCTAAAGGAGAAGATTGGGATGCACCTTATGATACCCTAGATAGTGGGGATTATGTGACAGATGGACAGCAGGACGAGTTAGACCAGATTGAATTCAATGAAACTGTGAGCAATTTAGCTTGGACTGCTAAGGATTCGCTTAGACTGATGCTGAGTAGAATAGCGATAGATGATGGAAGTATTGTCAATGATGATTATTACATAACGAATCTGAAAATAAGAATACCTGTAACCTAAAGGTGATTAGATGGCATTAGAATTTGATGGGAATGACCAAAAAGTAACCAATCCTACCTTATTAAATGTTGTTCCTGCAGCAATCAGCATAAGTTGTTGGATTAAAACAGGAACTGAGAATGCTGGCATACTTATACACAAAGATAATATTACTGATGAAGATAGATTTTACCTTCAGGTAACTGGTGGAATTATAAACTTTAGAACGGAAGAAAATAACAATGGTTTCAAACATTTATTCGGAGAAATAGCTATAGATGGTGATAAATGGCATAACATTATGGTAATTTGGGATGGTGGTAGTGGAAAAAGAATATTTGTTGATAGCGTTCTTGATGTAATAGATGGGGTAGAAACAACGCTGATGAGGAATGGGACGGCTTCAGATTTTAATATCGCTTGTAGTCCAGTTTTGGGGAACTACTACGATGGTCTCTTTAGTGATGTCCGTGTCTATAATCGTAATATTTCCCTGGCAGAAATAAAATCAATCTATTATGCCCAAGGTGCTGATAACATCATAAACGGTCTTTTGGGTCGCTGGCTAATGAACGAAAAGCCAGATGGAACTGCTGCCGCAGGAGCTAATGTAGTAATTGACATATCGGGAAATGGGAATCATGGAACGCCTGTCAATGCTCCAGTTTATCGGGCGGGGACTGTGCGGTTGATCCGTCCAACTCTTAAATCACCATTATTAAATTGGACTGTACCCAAAGCTCTAGCCGATCCTCTCGCTTTCACTGACACCATTGTCAAGAAACCATCCAGGCTATTAGCGGATACCCTCGCCTTTACGGACGCCATCGCTAAGTTCACTTCAAAGATCCCATTCACGGACAACCTTGCTTTCACTGATGTTCTCTCCCACGTCGTGATTTGGGGCAAGGCATTAGCAGATTCCATAGGACTCACAGATTCTTTCATCGCCAAGTGCAAAAAAGTCTTCGCAGATGACTTGACCTTCACGGATGCTATTGCCAAATTCACCACAAAGATCCCATTCACCGACTCTCTTGCTCTCACGGATGCTATCGCCAAGGAGACAAAGCGGTTGCTAACCGATGGCCTGGCCTTAACGGACTCACTCCTCGGCAAAATCTATAAAACTAGGGACATCGTCTACGACATCGTGAGCCGCAGTTGGCTCTCAGCTCATAGCATTAAAGTCATCCTCAATCTCCTCCGCAAATTTGTCTATGACGCCACGCACGAAACCTCAAAAATCCAGGCTCTTGGTTCGATCAGCAGAATGGCCTCCAAAATCGTTTCCGGGGGGACTCAGGTAACTCTGGTCAACACGGCACAGTATTGGAATAAATTCCTGTCCGACAAGACTAACATTCGGCAGACGGCAACTCTCCAACTCGGAGTCGGAGTTGAGAATACCATCGCACGAGCTGGCGTTGCCCGAGCGGGAATCACCGTAGCCAATTTAACCACGCTCAAGACCGGCAGCGTGGTCTCCAGCGGGATTTTCGTTCCCGGTGCGGGTCAATGGTTTGATGTTCTAACCGGTTGGGGGGATGATCCGCTTTTCCAAGGCTCTTATACCACTTTAGCTATCCGCGATAAATTTGCAGGACTTTTCGAGAAAACTATTGGCAGCCAAGCGGCACCCGTAGATTTCTATTCCATAGCTCATAACCCCGCTGACCTCGCCTGGCATATTCTCGTGGATTATGGCGGGCTGGATTCAACGGTTTCCACCGCTAATACGGACATTGATTACACCACGTGGTTGAGCTGGTGGACGGACTGCGACACCGTTAGCCTCTCGCTCGAAGCACGCTTTAACGGACAAACGGTCAAACAGGCTCTTCAACTCGTCAGGGACCTTTCCAATAGCGGGATATTCGTAGCAGGAGATGGCAAGCTCAACTTCTTCAGGTTCAAGCAAGCCGCAGCGCCATCCTCCCCACAGCATTATACAACCCGCACTATGAAGGACTTCTCCATTCGATTAGATGATTCGCAGATCCTCAATTATCTTCGCACTTTTTATGACCTGGAGATCGCAGACACTATAGTTACCAACGGGGATATGGAAGCCGCAGATAGCTGGACCACCGCTGGCGCAAACACGAATGAGCGGTCGAATGATCGGGCTTACCGTGGCACTTATTCCAGAAAGATAATTACCGACAAATGTTTCGAGGGAGTTTACCAGAATCTCACCACCGTGGTTGGCAAAAGATATTCAGCCACCGCTCGTGTGTACGTCACAGCAGGTGAGGCCATCATCGGCATCGGCCCGCGAAGTATATGCGGTCTCGCAGGCGGCACGGTAGGTGCAGGCGGCACCCTCGCAGCTAATACGGTTATGTTTCAGCCTTTTCAGTCAGGCTTTAGCGGTGATGTCGATAGAATAGTTGCTAAAATCGACCCAGGGGTTTCGCCTCCGTATACAGTGAAGTTAGCCCTCTATGAACGCACGGATTCCGGCGAGGGCGATTTCTTGAAAGCCACGGAAGAAAAGGAGATTAGTGTTGACGAATGGGCTTCCTTTGAGTTCACCAGTCCCGTAACTCTCGTTAGCGGCTCTTGGTATCAGCTCGCGATCTGGACACCAGACTTCGGTGTCTCAATGGACATCTGGTCCGGTGGCGCAAATCGGTGGCATCATACAAAAGACTACAATAGTTGGCCATCAGCGGTTGTTGGAGCTCTCGCTGCACCCCACGGCTCTCGTTTTTGGTTCGCCGGACAGGAGGCCATTGCTCTCTCCGCTCCTGCCGATGCCGCCGAGTGGGTAGAATTGAGCTTTAACTTCACTGCTACGTCCACGACCTCCAGACTCTTTCTTGAGTCCAATAATGCTGATGTCTCAACATTCTACGTTGATGAGGTCGTTGTCCGAGAGATTCTTGATGAGGAGTTTGCGGGCTCCTATCTCAAGGAGGATCCTACCTCTCAAGGTCATTACGGGACTTCCGATCACGTCACTGACGGTACCGTAGTCTGGCACGCTAATAGCCCGAGCGCTATTGCCTACACAGATCGCCGTATCGAAATTCATAAAGACCCCCTCGCAGTCATCGCCTTCACTTCCTTCCTCATGGGTTTTAATAACGCTCTCGGCGATATTATCCAAGTCACTCACTCATTCCATGCTTTGGATGCAGATTATTTCAGAATCTATAAAATTCTTGATATCAACCTAGCCGCGGCAACCATAACCTTCGAGGCCGCCGACTTCGCTGACATCACACCATAACCAGGGAGGTTATTATGAAAGGACGAATCATCCAGGACGCACGGCTTTTCTTGCGACTGGAAGGCGAGAAAAAGATAAGACACATAAAGGACTACGAGACATTTCTGAAAATTCGCGACGAGCTAGAAGATAAAAAGCGTGTTTACCTACACCCGCTCCCACAGGAGGGAAGAGTGATAGCCGAGTGGCCAGAGAAAGAATCCAACTATACGATTGGTCCCGAGAGGCTTATATGGTGTGTTCCGTTGGAATGCAATTTCCAGCATATAGTCGATGCAGGATTTACGGCAATCCAGACCTATGGACCATACTGGATGAAGAACTCGCAGGGACACATTGATCACGGCCGCGAATTTCTTGACAAGGCCCAAGCTCACGGACTCAAAGTCCTATTCTCCGCAAAGACCCACGTTCACGATATGACCCGAGCGGGCAAATCCTGGGATAGAGATACCTGTAAATGGATGGTAGACGAGTTTGATTCCCACTCGGCTCTTTGGGCCTGGATTTACATGGATGAAGCTGATGCAGGGTCGGTTGATCCCAAACATGGCATTTCCCTAGCCACCCAGAGGGCCGTACACGACGCCTTTCGGTCCTGGACCGACAAACCCCTCACTACTGTAGTGAGAGGCGGGACGAGCGGATGGCATTTGGTAGACCTCTCACTATTCGATTTCATTATGGCGGATACATACGCCATCGACGGCAACCCCTGGATCTGGGAACCAGGGCTTACGTGGCAGGGGGCTCTGCGCATAGTAGGTCAGCAAGAAACGGACTATCTCGCCACTCATCTACCGAACATGCCGATTATGTTCGTCTTCCAGTCCTCGGATTTCGTTGCGGACCAGATCGGTAACGTCGGAACACGGATACCAGACGGTAAGATACAAGAGCAGTTCGATATTCTGAACCAGTATCGGATATTCTCTGCGGGAGTAGGCATGTATCCCTGGGATGGCGGTCCCTTCGACCCGGAGGGGGAGAGCGTACTCCGCACAGAGATAAAACAATTATTCAACAAAATAAAGGAGGGTTAAAAGATGGCAAAAAGTTTCTCGGTCAAGGTCGTAGAAAAGACGCAGATTGATGAGGAAACTGCTGAGGTTCGTCTCAGGATTACTCAACCCAAGAACCTGGACAAGTTGCTAAAAACCTGGGATATGTTGGAAGCTGCTGACGATATGATAGAGGTTGCTTTTATGCTCTATCTTCTCTGGAGAAAGAAGTAATGGCCATTCCAGTTGTTCCCATACTCATTTCTCTTATATTGGGACACTCAGCAAAGAAATTATTGCGGAAATATCTCAATGTAAAAGACGTTGAGACTGCAATGGGAGATCTCTTTCAGGCTATAATACAGGCCCGCAAGGACAAGAAGCTCACTCTGGAAGAGGTCAAGGACATTCTGAAGAAAATGGCAGACGTGGGATGGTCCCACATGCTAGGCAAAATGCTTAAATAGGAGGCTCGATATGCCTGACTACGCATGGCTAATTCTCTTTGTAGCCGGGTGCGCACTCTCATTCATCGGCGGCACAAAGGTTCAGTTCCGTGCTCTCTGCCAGGAACTCAGCGAGGGCTTTGCAGCTCTTGATAAGTTCCTGGGCATAGAGAACTGGCAGAAAGAAGATGCGGAGAAGCTCCGCAAAGAATGATTCGACGTTCTCAGGGCTGGTGGAGCTTTGCTCGGGACTTTCATTCAATCAGTAAGACGCGTCCGGCAACAGACAGGCGACGGCATGAAGAAGTAAATCAAAATCACAGGGCCTCCCCTAGCAGGGAGGCCCGGATCCTACCATGAAATTATCCCAAAAACAAATCCTTTTCGCCCACAATGTCGTTGATCTCCTAATCTGGGTTCACCAACATGAAGGCTGGGAGGTCACTCTCGATGAAGTCTCCAGACCTAAGATCCTGCAACTCATCTACGTCTGGGCCAAGAAGAGTAAAACGCTTATCTCCAAGCATCTCAACCGCCTGGCCATCGACCTAAACCTCTTCATCGACGGCGTTTATGTAGATGATCCTGAAAAGTATCGGCCTCTGGGTGAGTATTGGGAGTCGCTGGGGGGTCGCTGGGGAGGACGCTTCGGTGTCAAACCAAAGGATTATGATAAGAAAGTCGGGTGGGATTCCCGCCATTTTGAGTTCAAATGAAAAGTGGAGGGATTTGCCTCTGGCCAGGGCGTATTTTTTGTCCAAAGTGGAGGAGATCTCCCATTTTCTTTTTAGGATCCCAGGAGAAAGTGGAGCACTGTCCCCAAAAAATTTCTCCATGGACCGGCAGCAACATACCTCAATCTATCATTTTTCCAACTGGGACAGCGTCTCACCCCTTACTTCCCGCCTCCAGAACGTCTTTGCGCACTTTATAACATCTATTCCGAAACTGGCTACGATGCCGTCAACTTCCTTCCCGATCCAGACACGTCTGAACCCCAACCTGGCATACGCGAAGCCACCAAAGTTATTCTCCGCATAGATCTGCCACCCCAGCTTGCTCTCCGCTTTATTCAGTCCAGCACCCAGGCTAAACCCACGATTCTTATAAACAGAGCAATTCACTTCCCACAGGTCAATATCACGCTCGGATACTCCGTCCACCAAGTGCAGTAGCTTCCCAGGCTCCTTTGAAGTATAGCTTGCCCTGTAGTATTCCAACCTTACATCGCCAGCAGCCACGCTCATCCCATAGCCATTAAGCCGCGCAAATTGGCTGGATATAATCGGGGCCGTTGTCGCTGGCCATACACTTACACCCGGCACCATCAGTGCCATTCCTAAAAGTAATATCATCCACATTTATCTAACTCCTTCCTCAATATAGTATTGTTCCGTGCGTCGCTCACCCGGCAACGCTCCCCTTCTCATCACCCACACCGCAGCACCCGCACTCTCCCGTTTTAGCGTCACATAGCCTTTTAGCGCCTTCCCCTTGAACTCCAGGGAGATGAACATTTCACTCTCCTCAATCGCATTCACCTTTCCTTGATCAAGGATTTTCATATATGCGGGGATCCGTTTATTAGGATTTCCCCATTCAGGGTGCCCTGGCGGGATTGTCCCCTCCCACTTCATCCAATCTCTGAAGTTTCCTCCTTTTGGTGTCCCGGTCTTAACCTTTTTCCGAAAAGCCGGAATCCCTCTCTCCAGGTTCTCAACTATCAATGGATCCTTTTCCAAGTTAAACTCCTCCAGGTAATCTTTGCCGGTATCAATCAGGAGGTCCCAATGCTGCACGGGCATAGCCCGCACTACAATCTGGCCCCTCCACCAGTGCCGTCGGACTGTAAAGCTCCCCATCGCTTCCTCAACTCTCTTCAACGGCCGTGCTTTCAACTCGCCTTTCTCAGCCAGGTAATTAAACGCCTGGTCCATTCGGTCCAGCTTTTCCGATCTACTCAATTTCCTGCCCCACCATCTTAGCATGTGCGGGATCTTCTTCTCCCACTGCGGCGGTAGCCCAGATGCCGTAGTCTCCTCCCCATTTGGCACGTAGTCTCTCTTCAATCTTGCACGACGTGTCAGGAGGTATGGCGTCTGCTCCTTCAAATTAAACCAGCATTGCCATTGTAACTTTCCTTTCGGCGGTTTCTTCCACTTCTCACCGACTCCGATCAATCGCACTACCATTCGCCCCTTATAGTGCTTCATATCCAAGAAATACTCTTCAAAGTATGGCTTTTTGACAGTCAAGTATGCATAACCAGTGTCTTCCTGGACTACAACGCCCCATTCAAACCGCGTTGCCGTCACCGAGCCCGGCTCCGCAGCAGCAAATTTACCCATCCCCTTATCATCCCATTTTAACCATATCGTAGGCTGTTTTGCTTTTCTTGTGGCCACAACGTGAGTCGCTGGATCCATGTCAGGTCTCAATTTCCATCTAACTTTTTCCTGCCAGTGCCTTCCATCCTCGACCGTTTCAACATCTTCTGTTACTTCACCCTCAGGTTGATCCATTATAGTCCAACCACGGAGATGCTCATTCAGTTTCACTCTGAAATCCTTATGCTGAGACCGACCCCTAAAATGATTTTGTATCACAGCCCAGAATCGCGGTAGTTTCTTTGCCGCAGCGCCAGCTCGCCGCAGCGCCGCTCCAAATCCAGGCTCTCTCTCTGTTTCCTTGAGCTCTTCTTCATTCGGGCTCCAATCATACCGTCCTTCTATGAAAGCCCGCTCTCTCAGCAAGCGATAGACTTCATTTCGTTCAATCCTATACGTCTCATGCAACCACTCTTTGTACTCATCCTTACTCAGGTACTCGACTTCAACGTTTTCAACCAGATCCTCGTAGACCCGGGCTCCATCCTTGGTAATAGTTTTCTGTCTCAGGATCAGATTCCTCCGTGCTTCGCTAACGACTTCATCCACACTATCAGGTTTTCCAGCTACCGCTTTCATAAATCTCGGCACCCAGGCCGTGATCTTCACCGTCCCGGATCTCTCATCCTTCACGAAGTTCAGTGTCTCGAATTCTATCTCAATCACGCTTCCACGTCCAACTTTCTTTTTGGTACTGAACGTCTTGCCAACCTCCATCCACTCTCTACCACTAACTTCAGATAGATCCCCAGGCTTTACTTTATATTTCCCCTGGTCAATTCCGTAGCGATAGTTATACACCCCTCGCACCGTAGTCTCGATAGCCTCGATCACGATGCCTTCCAACATTCCCGTGTTATGCAATTTGAACCAACCATTGCGCGAGTTCCGGTCCAGGTAATAGATAGCTTTGTGCTTCTTGACCACCACGCCCTCAGATCCGGGCCGCTTTCTCAGATCTGCTATGGCCGCCTTCAACTCCCCGGTGTTTTTTGCCGTCCGCGAGGGCGCTAGGTTCAACCGATACTTTAAGTCTGGCTCGTCCACCGTTGTCTGCGGCCAGCCCATTCCCTCTAATGCTTTCCTACGCTCTGCCTCACTCTTTTTATGCAGATCTTCACCCTCCAGGAACACAACTCCATAGACGTTGGTTACGATGTGCGAGTCATCCGGCTTGCTGTGGGAATGTAAGTACCCGGATACTACCTCCCGCGGTAGGTGCTTATTCCCCTCCCAGGCTTCCAGTTCCCCCAAAAACTTCGCTGTCTTAGCTTTGAGTCTCCGTACGGCCTCAACGGTCTTCGGCAGCCTGGCTGTGTTATCCTCACCATCCTCGGAGATGATCGTAATTTTATCCCCATCTTTGGTGAACTCATGGTTCGCACCATCGTACTTCTTCTCCACATTCGCAGGGAAGTCCTCCTCCTTAAAGTATTTGAGCAGGGATTCCAGCGTCATCCGCTCCTCGGGCACGGCGGGTCTCGTCGGCTTCAGGGTCAGAAAATATCTCTCGAGTAAAATCTTGTCCTCTCTGAGTGATGCTGCTGCTTCATTTCTAAACTTCGCAGATCCCTCTCGAGAGGATTCCAACCCCAGAGACTCATAAAACTGCTCGATGAATCCGGGCTCGTTCATCTCAATGAATTTCAATTCCTTTGTCGGCACCAGGGCCAAATCCCATAGCGGTAAGTTTCTCCAGTTGGACCCAGCAGAGCTCGCGTGTGGACACGACTCTACTCCGAAATACCTCTCGAATATCCGGTTCACTTTCAACAGCAAATCTTTGTTTACCTCATCGTCTCGGAACACAGTATCCAGGTCATTCGGTAAACGGTTCTCCACAAACGCAGCCGACCCCGTTAGAGCTATGTACTTGTCCTTCCAGATGATTTGACCGAGTTTCTGGATCTGCTTTGCTTTTTCGATTAAGAAGCCATCGAGCTTTCCTTCTGTTAAACTCCCTGTCAATCGCCCCAACTTTCCTTCAAATCTCGCACGCAATCCTCGCTTTTCGATCTCTTCTCTTACAAGGAGATAGGCATTGATGACCAACTCATCTCCCTCTTTTGCTCCCCGCTCCTCGAAGATTTGACATAGTTCTTTTTGCACTGCTATCAGGTCTTCATCGGACAGCTTTTTTAACTTCCCAGGCTCGTAGTCCTGGGGATTGAACCTCTGCCCTTCCACCAACCCATCTTTAATATCCGGGTTAGGATTATCACCGAATTTTTCAGCAGCTTTCCCATCCTTCACGGCCTTCACGTAATCAATATCGTCCCATTTATCCTTACCCCATTTCTTAAAATGCCCTTTACAGAACCACGCGTGCCCCATACCCTCCGCCCACTTCACTTCATACTCAGGAGGCTTGCTACACTCCATACACTGGTCACGCCGATGCCTCGCTTCCTTCATCGCCTCCTTGACGCACTTCTCAATTTTCTCCGCAAGACTTTCCCACCAGGAATCCCATCCGTCTTGACCATAGTATATTTTCCCAGCTACGCAAATCCTTGCCCGACCTTCTGTCCCAATATCCGACAGCGCATAAATTCCATCCTCTTTCAGCTCCAGCTCCTTAGCAAGTTTTTTCGCATTGCTATCTTTCTCCTTATCCTTAAATCTAAATACAACGTAGCTCACTCGCTCAAGAGAATGACCCTCGCAGCTCGCTCGGATCTCAATTCCAGCAATATTATTCAGGGCATCAAACCATTCTCGCTTCAAATGCTCATCAATCATTATGCCATTTTTCCACTCTTTCTCCGGCCCCCCAGCTCGACCAGGTATCCATTCCTTAGGCTCTTTTCCATAAACTGTCATATAAGCGAAAGTCGGAGAGTTAATTTTTTGCTTTTGCCACGAGGGGGCACTTTCATTCAATCGTGCACGTTCCCCGTAGGTCTGGATCCCTTTCGGGACTCTAACGTGTCGTGGTTTTTCCAGGGGGATCCACGTTCGTAGCTTGTAGAAATACAGCTCCTTTTTCTCCGGCCACCATTTCTTTCGTTCTCCTGGATGTATTCTGTGCTCAGAACTCAGTTTCCCGAATTCATCAATCGTGATCTTTTTCCCTTCTTCAAATCGGGCGAATCCGAATTCATATTCCGGGCCTACGATGCTAACAAACCCTCCCTGGATAAATTTTCGCGCGTGGACCGTAGCCGTTTTCCTGCCTTTGTAAATCAGCTCCGCATGAGGCGCTACCAAATATCTAAACCTGGTTATTAGTTTATTAAAAGCCTCCAGATATATTTCTTTAGCGTATTTTTTCCAACTCTCGGGATGGAATTCGGTCGAGCCTTCTCTTATAAGCTCGCGCAGGCAGGGGACCAGGAAGGTGTTTAAGATCTCATTCTTTGAATACTTAAACTTTCCCTTTAATTTTAGCGTCGTGTACCAGCCTCCGAAGATCCTCCAATCATCTCTGGTTCGTTTGAGGTCAATTATCGTCTCAATCTTCGGTTTGTACGGTAGGACCGCCTCCAACAATGCTGTTTCTCTAGTCATCTGCCAACTCATTCTTCTCTTTCTTCTCTTCCGGCTCTTTCTTTTTCCCCTCTTTTTCCTCTGTAGGTGTTATCTCCAAGCCCAACTGACCCATCATGAAGGCAAAGATCCGTTTTGCGTCCTTCTCCTCAACCCACTGCTTCTCAACCGCCTTCTCCAGCGCTTCCATCACGAATTTCATACCAAGCGCCAGGGTATAAACATCCTTCTCCAGAATTTTGGGGAGGTTCACGGAGCAAGTTTGGTCAACATCCTTTTTTAACCGCTGATGAATAATTGCTTGGTGGATCACATATTTGAAGATATCTAAGATCATGTGTTTGAACACCAACTGGCGTGATTTTAACCGCTTAATCACCGGCGTAGCCATTTCCAGCGCCGTCGCTCTCGTTATTCCTTCTCCGCCAGCGTACCAGTGCGGGGGCAACCCAGCTCCCCCGAGCATGTGGTTCTTAAATAATTTTGCTGATTCACTCGTCTCACGTGAACCCAACTCGGGTACGACCGCATTCCACTTCACCCGTTCATTATGAGCTCTGATTGACGCAGGCTTGGGGACACTTTGGTCGTCTAGCCATTTATCAATCTGGATCTGGTCATATCCTTCCAAAGTCACGTCCCAGAGGAACACGTTCATTAGGTGTGAGCGCTCCAGCGCATTGAAAAGAAACTGGTCGAAACCATCGATCCAATCCGACAGCGTGAATAAATCGCTCCGTCCTCTCTTGGAGGTTGTTACCTTGTTCACCGAGAAGAAAAATATGTCGCCTACCATCTTCTCAAACGTTGGCGATCTCGGGTTATCATCTTCCCGGATCACATCGTATGTTTTCTGCGGAGCCGTTAGCGATCCCTTGCGCTTCACCTGCCAGGCGATCTCAACATTCTCAGGGTCGGTCACGACCCGGGCTACGGATACCGGATCCAAGTATCCCATCCTGACCTTGCCATTCTGGTCATTTACGGCCACGGGATAAAATGCTTCGCCCCACAATCCCAACTCCAGGATCCGCTGTCCACCCTTGCGGTCCCACGCGTTCACCGAGTCATCCCAAAATTCTTTCAGGACCCCCTCGACTTCCGGGTCCTTCGCCGAGTATTTCACGCCCTCACCAACCACAAAGTCCTTGATTAACTCCAGGAGCCGGTGCGCAAATATATTTGTATCATACAAGTAGAACGCTATCTCCTGCATCCTCTCCTGGCTCATGGGCGCCAGATCTCTCTTCGGATCATCCGTCAACGACCTGAAACCCTCATCCTCCTTACGTCCAGTGTATATCGCTTCCTTCATCACTTTCTTTTTTATGCTTTCTTCCATGTTCTTTACGAAACCTTTGCCTAGCACGGCGTCCGCTACGCGTTCACGTATTCGCATTTTCTTCTCCTCACCATGTATCCTCGCTTTCTCATTTCGTCAAACCGCGATTGCACATCTCTATCTTCCTTTCCATCTTCTTTTTTTTCATCACCCGGGTCTTTGCTTCCACTGGCTGCCTCAACCCGTTCTCCCTCCTGCATACAATGGAAGCCCACGGCTGCGGCAGCATCAATAATATCCTTGGATCCCCCTGGTCGGTGGTCAACTTTCTTCCCCTGTTTGAGAATCAGCTCCTTCCCCTCATCTCTCAGCTTTTTATTCGGATATGTCTCTAGGTCTGCTCCGTATATTATTTCCTTCAGGGTATCGTGCTGTTCCTTCAAAACATACAGATTCTCCGGTTTAATGTTTTTCTTCCTCAGGGCTTGCCATACGCTCACGGCAGCCCAGGTATCAAACGTAGCCTTCTTGATCTTAAATTTCCTTCGGACGATTTCGAGGATCATCTGCTTAATCTCATCCACGTCCACTTCACCCTCCCGGGACTGGAATCCATGAGCTAGGTCCAGGATCACCCTATTTCCTAACCGATGGCCCAGGCAGAGCCCGAACGCATCATTCCTCGCACTCGGATCCCCATGCAAATAGTAATCAAACTCAGGATTGGGCTTAAAGCTGTCTTTCAACGCCCCCTTAGAATCAATCGGGTTCTCCATTCCCAGCTTCTTGCTCTTCTTATACATATCCTCCAGACGAGATGGCACGCGATAGTAGGCCTCGGCGGGTTTACTCGGATCTGCACCAAAGTCCCTCTGCGCTGCCTCCGGGTTCTTCATAAACTCGTATTTGAAGCGCTCCCTCGGCAATTTGGGGTTCATCTCCCAGGTAGCGAGTTTGAATCCCAGCATATTCGGGATCTTGCGACTCAGCTTATACAGGCTCATAATCTTGTCACGCTCCCACAAGGGGGAGCTAATACTAACAATCCTTCCCTCTTCCTCGAATGGCTCCACGGAGCGGGTCAAACTGGTATAAATGGCCTCCGCTGAGTTCTTACCCCCCGAGTCCTTGAATCTCGCCAGCTCATCAAAGAGCACCAATTTCGCTAACTTTCCCACGATCGAGGCACTATTGCTGTGCCCGCATCGGATTCTCACCTTACTATCCCGGAATTCTATTGTCTTTCCCACTTCACTGTATTTCCGATACCTCTCATAAAATGGCGAGTTACGTACCCTGGCTGACACTTGCGCGTAAATCGTATCCTCTGCCTGGTCCTTACTCGTTGCCACGTTAATAATATAGATCTCTTGCCCCTTGGGGAACCCATAGTGCTTGCACGCATCCCCCGTGCTCGCCAGCAGGTATTCCTCGTAGCAGGCAATCACCGAGGCCAGGATTGTCTTCCCACCCTTCATCCCCGCTACTACCACCAATTCCCGGTACTTCTGGCCTGGCTTATACGTGGTTTTACCATGCCTGGCCACTTCCATCAGCATCGCCGTATCCTCATCCGTCATAGGCAACTGGTAGTACGCTTTCAGGATCAATTCTTGCATAGGGTTTAGTTTGAAATCTAGGAAGGCAGGATCCTCGGCAAATTCAAGGATATTCAAATCTCCGACCCAGTCGAGGACCGGGGGCGCAGTCTTCTCCTTCAATCCCTCGGCATTCTCAATCGCGGCTATCTTCAGAGCATCCATCGGCTCGCTTAAATATCGGTGGACACTCTCTCGGGATACCTTCAACTCCTCTCTTATTTCGGTAAGGGTATGGCCACGCTTTTTGAGCAACTGGGCTCGGTAGGATCTTCGCCAGCGATTGACGGTCTTAGTCGGGGTGGCCATTATTCCTCCGGCTTTATCTCAAATGATATCTATACGCTTTTGGTCGAATGGGATACCAATTTATTGCTCCGTCTTCAATCGAGTGAACTAATCCACAATCACAGCACTCATTCTCAAAAATATGTTTAATTTGTTCAGGAGTCATAGGACAGTTCCGGTCTTTCCTAACATAAAATCCTGTTTTCCAGTAGAACTTTTTCAGACAGAAATGTCTGAGCTCTCCCAAGCGGATAATCAACCATGTTAGAATCTCATAGATTAACATTTTGTGGCTCTTCCTTTATCGCAAGGTTACTACAACAAAGGGCGTCCAGCATGGAAACAGACGCCATTTGTACAGATATATGCGCTTCCTGGTAAACCAGCGCCCGCCGGCGCTACTCCATCTTCGGAAACTCAGCCATATCATTTGAACTCCTCCGTCTGCTTTAGTTCCCATATTTTCTGGTTGAGGGCGATTATTCTGTTATCTAAGATTCTTTGTTCTGATAACTTCGCAGAGCTCTTCCGAACTATCGGAACTATGTCCAGTACCTCCTCAACTAACTCCAAGAGCTTACCGAGGTTGCTGACAGCCATTTACTTTTACCTCCCTTTTACCACTCATCATTCTTCGGCCAATTCAAAAACTGAAATCTCAAAATTGTCCCATCGGGATAGCGCTTAGTCCGGTCTTCCTTCATCACTACCCCATCGCTCCGCACCCGGGCAATACCAATTTTAATTCCTCCGTCCAGCGTCAGGTAATAAAGCTGTTGGTCTCCATCTGCATCCGGGCCAGTTTCCAAGCCAACTATTCTGCGCCCAATCAGCTTCTTGGACAGGTCAATTTCCGCAAACCATTTGTCTTCACCCATACTCACTACGCCGTTCTTTTTCGCTGGCACTTCCTTCTCCTTTCTATGCTGGGGTCACAGTCTTATTAGCATTACTGCCAGAGGAATAAAAATTACAGCCATTACAATACTTATGACTACTAAATACCACAACTCTGGATGTTTCACTTCATTCTCCTTTCACGTAGATTAGGGTTTAGCGGTCTCATGTTACACATTTTTTTAAGCGACCGAAATATATATATCAAGTTGATTCTTTCTAACTTTCAAAAAAAGAAATTCTCTCTCTCACTCACACAAATAGTTTACTCTATTTCTTCATCAAGTCAAGTCCTAGCCTCGCAGGTATTGTCCAGTTCACGAATACACACTTTCCTCCCAGGGGGAGGTCTAACCGTAGGTTGATACGTTAAGACATTACGAGGTTAAGACGTTGATCTACGTTAAGACGTTAAGAGGTTAACGTAGGTTGGTACGTTAACGTAGGTTGAGAGGTTAGCTTACGTTAAGAGGTTGATCTACGTTGAGACGTTAGTCTACGTTAATACGTTAACACAGGTTGAGACATTAAGAGGTTAGCTTACGTTAAGAGGTTGATCTACGTTGAGACGTTGAGAGGTTAATACGTTAACGTAGGTTAAGACACTAATGTAGGTTAACGTAGGTTAAGACATTAAGAGGTTAGCTTACGTTAAGACATTACGAGGTTAAGACGTTGATCTACGTTAAGACGTTAAGAGGTTAAC